ACATCTCAGCGGTGCGGGCTGAAGCGGCTGCCGAGGCTGCGAAGGCTGAGCGCGCTCGCATTGCCGGCATCTCTGCCCTGACTGAGAAGCACAACATGGCCGACCTCGGCCGCCAGCTGATCGAAGGTGGCCGCAGCCTCGATGAGGCCCGCGCTGCCGTGCTCGACAAGCTGGGTATCAAGCCCGTCGAGACCGTGGCCCCTGTTGAGATGGCCTCTCAGGAGCGCGCCTCCTACAGCATCACCGCCGGCATCCGCGCGATGCTGACCGGCGACTGGTCCAGCCGCGAGGCCGGCTTGGTGCGCGACCTCTCCCGTGAGGTGGAGAAGTCCGGCGTGGCCAAGACCACCGAGCGCTCCTTCTTCGTGCCCTTCTCGGCACTGAGCCAGCGCGCCACCTACGTGACCTCCGGCGCCACCACCGGCGGCAACCTGGTCGCGACCGATCTGCTGGCCGATGACTTCATCGAGTTCCTGCGGAACACCGGCGTGATGCTGCAGCTGGGCGTGCGCACCATGCCTGGCCTGGTTGGCAACGTGGCGATCCCCCGCCGCTCCGGTGTGGCCTCGACCTACTACCTGAGCACCCAGACCACCGCGATCACTCAGTCGGAGTCCACCTTCGACCAGGTGACCATGGCTCCCAAGAACCTGGCCGCCCTGTCCAAGTACAGCCGCCAGACCCTGCTGCAGGGCACCCCTGGCATCGAGGAGCTGGTGCGTCGTGACCTGACCGATGGCATCAACCTGGCCATCGATCTCGGCATCCTGAACGGCTCGGGTTCCAGCGGCCAGCCCACCGGCATCATGCAGACCTCCGGCATCGGCTCGGTGGCCATGGGCACCAACGGTGGCGCCATCACCCTCGAGAAAGTGGTGGATCTGGAGACTGCGGTGATGACCGTGAACGGCGCCGTCAACCCCGGCTCCGTGGCCTACCTCACCAACTACAAGGTGCTGGCAGCCCTGAAGAAGCTGCGCGCTGGCGGTTCCACCACCGGCGACGGCCCATTCCTGTTCAACACTGACGCTGCTCGCATCGGCCGCGGTCCCACACCCGGCACGCTGAACGGCTACCCCCTGGCTGCCTCCAACCAGGTGCCCAGCACCCTCACCAAGGGTTCCAGCTCTGGCGTGTGCTCGGCTCTGCTGATGGGCGACTTCAGCCAGGCCATGGTCGGCTTCTGGGGCAACGGCCTCGAGATCACCGTGGGTGAAGATCAGGACGACTTCAGCAAGGCTCTGACCAGCGTCCGCGGCATCGTCACCTATGACGTGGCCGTGCGCGATCCCAAGAGCTTCGCCGCCATCCTGGACATCACCACCTGATAGGAGACGGGGCGGGCAACCGCCCCCTTTTTTTCTCATGAAGGTTCTGATCGAAAGCGACTGCGCCGCTCGGGGCGAATACCTCGAGGCTGGCAAGGTCTACGAGCTGGACAGCGCTGTGGCTGCCGAGCTGCTGCGCATTGGCCGCGCTGTCGAGGCGCCGGCCGAGGAGATCAAGCCACGCGCGCGCAAGGTGAAGGCCGATGGCGATCAGTGAAGACCTGACGGTGTTCCTGAACGATTTTGGCGTCAGCTGCACGGCTGGCGCCATTTCGGCTTTGGGCATCCTCGACATGCCCAGCCAGGTCATCTCTGGCGACATGGTGCTGACCACCGATTACAGCCTGACAGCGCGTGCTGCTGATTTCGGCGGCCTGCTGTTCGGCGACGGCATCACGGTCGATGGCGTGAACTACCAGGTGCGCGAGGTGCGCAAGCTGGATGATGGAGCTTTTGTTGAGATCGGGCTGCAGCGTTTGGCGCCCAGCAGCACGGCACCGGGCCAGAACCCGCGGACGTTCGGCCTGGCAGACCTGACCGATGTGGAGCTGACCAGCCCCACCGCTGGCGAAGTGCTCAAATACGACGGCACGCAGTGGGTGGACGGGGTGGACGGAGGCGCCGCCTACGTGTTTACGCAATCATCGGCCGCCACGACCTGGACGATCAACCACAACCTTGGCCACGTGCCCAGCGTCGAGGTGTTCGATAGCGGCAGCCAGGAGGTGGATGCGGACGTGTCACATCCCAGCGTGAACCAGACCGTTATCGTGTTCTCAGTGCCCTTGTCCGGCTTCGCGAGGTTGACCTGAGATGGCCCGGAAAGTCTTTACAGATCTCGACTTCAACTCAGCCTCGCGGGTTGTAAACCTTGCTGCGCCGAGCAGCTCCGGCGATGCCGCCACCAAGGCCTACGTTGACAGCTTGGTCGAAGGGCTTGCCTGGAAGGACAGCTGCCGCGTCTCCACCCAGTCGAACCTCAACCTGAGCAGCCCTGGCGCCACCATCGATGCCATCACGATGGCCAGCAGCGACCGAGTGCTGGTGCGGGCGCAGTCCACGGCATCGGAAAACGGCATCTACATCTGGAACGGCTCTAGCAGCGCGATGACGCGCTCGCTGGATGCGAACACCTTCGCCGAACTAGAGCAGGCGGTCACCACCGTCGAGGAAGGCACCAGCGCTGCCACAACGTGGCGCCAAGACCAAATCAACGGCACCATCGGCAGTAGCTCGATCAGCTGGGTTGCTTTTGGTACGTCGGCACCGTCCGCCAGTGAATCCACTGCTGGCATCGCCGAACTGGCAACACAAGCCGAAACCGACACAGGCACTGACGACGCTCGGATCGTCACCCCACTCAAGCTGGCCAACTGGTCCGGCCGCCTGCGCAAGGTATCGAGCAACGTCGGCGACGGCAGCGCCACCAGCTATACAGTGACCCACAACCTGAACACTCGCGACGTGATCGTCCGCGTATTCCCAAACAGCGGCCAGTATGACGACGTGGAAGTGGACGTGCAGCGCACGGGCGTGAACACCGTGGCCGTTGTGTTTGCTACAGCCCCTGCCTCTAACGCCTACCGCGTGGTGGTGCTTGGCTGATGAGCCGTAACTTCCTCACACCCATTGTCTTGCCTGCTGGCACGACATCAAGCGCACCGCTCAACCTGCAATCAGGCGCCAACTTGACGACAGCAGCAGCTGGAGCAGTTGAATACGACGGCAAGGTGATTTACAGCACACCCGCGGGGCGGGGCGTGTCGCCGTCGATGATGTTCTATCGGTTGAATAGTAACTATGCCGGGGCAAATAGTTCTACGGCGCAGTCGCTGTTCAATGCTGGCGTTTCACTAGATGCGGGCACTGTCTACGCTTTTACGGCCGACTTTTTACTTTCAAAAACATCGGGCGCGACAAGCCACACACTTGGAATACTGTTTGGCGGCACCGCCACTCTTAACAACATTTTTTACACTGCCTATGTGACCGGAGCCACTGTTGCCCCTCCAACTGTTGGCACAGGCACTACAGTGGCGTCCCACATTACGATTGCAACGATTGCGAATCTTACGGCTTCAACTACCGCCACCACGATTCAATACGGCTATACCTACCACGGCACGGTAAGCATTGATGCAGGCGGCACTTTTATTCCCCAGTACAAGCTTTCAGCGGCTCCAGGTGGGGGCTATTCCACAATCGCGGGGTCCTTTTTCGCCATCTGGCCCATCGGCGCGGCTGGTGCCAACACCTCCGTGGGGCCTTGGGCATGACGACGAAGCGCGAGACGATCCTGGCTGCGGTGCGCACCGCACTAACCGGCACCACTGGCGTGAGCACGCGGATCTATCGCACGCGGGTGGAGCCGATCGCGCGCGAGGAGAGCCCGGCGATCGTGGTGGAGCCGCTGAACGACACCGCAAGCCAGAACACCAGCTTGCCGACGCTGGACTGGGCGATGACGGTGCGGGTGACGGTGATCGTGCGCGGTGCGGTGCCAGACCAGCAGGCCGACCCAATCGTGGAGAGCCTGCACGCCAAGCTGATGGCGGATCTGACGCTGGGCGGCTACGCGATCGACATCCAGCCAATCGGCGTCACCTTCGTGTTCACCGAGGCCGATGGGGCAGCTGGCGAAATCCAGTGCGACTATCGTGTGCTGTATCGGACCTCTGTCACAAATCTCGCGAGCTGATCATGGCTACGATGGTGGACGAATACTGGGGACAAGGCGGCGAATACCTGCTGGACCCCAAAACCGGCAAGCGGACGCTCATTGAGCGGACGGAGCCGGCCCAACCCTCCCAACCTGACGAGGTAGAGAGCAATGCCGCTCCTGAGCCGCAAACGCCTGATCCTGGCGAAGACTGAAACGACCTACGGCACCGACAGCACCCCGGCTGGCACCGATGCCGTGCTGGTGCGGTCGCTTGAGGTGACCCCGCTTGAGTCGGACGTGGTGAGCCGCGATCTGATCCGGCCCTATTACGGCAACAGCGACCAGCTGCTGGCCAACACCCGCGTGCGCTGCAGCTTTGAGGTGGAGCTGGCCGGTTCCGGCACCGCCGGCACGGCGCCTCGCTATGACGCGCTGCTGAAGTCCTGCGCGATGTCGGCCACGATCGTCGCCAGCACCTCGGTGACCTATGCGCCGGTGAGCAGCAGCTTCAGCTCCTGCACGATCGTCTACAACGTGGACGGTGTGCAGCACAAACTGACCGGCGCTCGCGGCACGGTCACGATGAACTGCCAGCTGGGCCAGATCCCCACGCTGCAGTTCGAGATGACGGGCATCTACAACGCCCCGACTGACACGGCGCAGCCTGCTGTGACCTACAGCAACCAGGCCACCCCGCTGATCTTCAAGGAAGGCAACACCTCCGGCTTCCAGTTCTTCAGCTATTCCGGCTGCCTGAGCATGGTGAGCTTCAACCTCGCCAATGAGATCATCTACCGCGAGCTGATCGGCTGCACCAAGGAAGTGCTGATCACCGATCGCAAGCCCGCTGGCGAGGTGATGATCGAGGCGCCGACCATCGCGACGAAGGACTACTTCACCATCGCGCTGGGCTCCACCACCGGGAACCTGACCTTCCTGCACGGCACCACCGCCGGCAACCGGGTAACCTTCACCGCATCCCAAGCTGACGTGACCCAGCCGACCTATTCGGACCAGGACGGCATTCAAATGCTGACCCTGCCCTACGTGGCTCTGCCCACAACGGCCGGCAATAACGAGTTCAGCCTGGCCTTCACCTGATAGGAGCCCTGAATGGCTTTCGTTCTGTCTCAGAGCGAGTCGTACACCTGGCCGGTCACCGTCGAGTTTCCCATCGATGGTGGCCGGTTCGACAAACAGACCTTTGATGCCGAGTTCAAGCGGCTGCCGCAGGCGCGGATCCGCGAGATCTGGGATCAGATCCAGTCGGGCGACCTGACTGATGATGAGCTCTGCGATCAGGTGCTGGTGGGCTGGAGCGGGATCCAGGACGCCAAGTCGGGCGAGGTGCCCTACAGCGAGAAGGCGAAGGCCGACCTGCTGAATGTGCCGCTGGTGTCTGCCGCGGTGGTCAGCAGCTGGCTCGACAGCCTGAGCAAGGGCAAGAGAAAAAACTGACAGCCGCCGCCGAGCATTGGGCCGGCGGCGGAAAGGACAGCGGCAAGCAGCTGAACGATGACGCGGCCGCTTTCGGCGTGATCATCGAGGAGCCGGCGCCGGATGAGTTCGAGGTGTGGCCAGAGAACTGGGAGGCCGTGCTGATGTGGTGCCGAGTGCAGACGCAGTGGCGCACCAGTGCAGGCGGGGCGATCGGGCTCGATTACTCGGTGCTGGCCTGGCTCTTTAAGATGTACTCAGTGGACGACCCGCGCGCGCTCCTGGAGGACCTGCAGGTGATGGAAGGCGCAGCGCTGGCGGCGATGAACCGGGAGGGCTGAGCCATGGCGATGACCCTCGACACCGCGATTAAGTTCACCGCGAAGCTGGAGGGCACGGGGCTCGACCAGCTGAAGCGCGGGCTGCAGGGCATGGCCCAACAGGCCACCCGCACCAGCAAGGACCTCGACCAGCTCTACGCGGCGAACAAGAAGCTCTCGACGGCGGCCGGCACTTCGCTGAACTCCCTGAACCGCCAGGTGCAGGTGCTGACCTCACTGCGCAATGAGGCGGCGCTAGGCAGCCGGCAGTTCAAGTTCTACACCGCCGAGCTGGAGAAGCTGCAGCGACAGCAGGCGAAGGCCACAGGCGCTGCATCAGGCCGCGGTGGTGTCACGGGCCTGCTCGCCATGGGCGGCGGCTTGGGAGGCCTTGCGGCGGCCGCTGGTGGCACGCTGGCCGTCAAGTATGTGGCCGATGTCGGGATGCAGGCCGAGAGCGCGCAGGTGCGCCTCCGCGCGCTCACCAACCAGTTCGGCGAATACAACCAGGCGCAGGCTGCCACTGAGCGGATCGCCAAGACGCTGCGGATCAGCAACACCGAAGCGCAGGACAGCTTCGCCAGCCTCTACGCCTCGCTGCGCCCCACAGGCATCACCCTGAAGGAGCTCGAGGGCGCCTTCATCGGCTTCTCTGCCGCGGCCCGCAACAGCGGTGCCACGGCGCAGGAGATTAGCAACGCGCTGATCCAGCTGAAGCAGGGCCTGGCGTCCGGCGTGCTGCAGGGTGAGGAACTGCGCTCGATCCGCGAGCAGGCGCCGCTGGTCGCTCAGGCGATCGCGAAGGAGCTCGGCGTCACGATCGGCCAGCTGAAGGAGCTTGCCTCTGATGGCAAGGTCACCACCGACGTGGTGCTGTCGGCGCTGAACAAGCTGAAGGAGACCCAGCTCGGCAAGCTGAACGAACAGTTCAACACCGGCGCGCAGGCCGTCAAGGATCTGCAGATCGCCACCGAGCGGCTCGGGATCCAGATCGCCAAGACCTTTGGCCCCACGGCGATCAAGCTGATCCAGGCCTTCACGCGCGTGCTCGAGCGCGCGGCAGACCTGGGCGGCGGTGGCGGTGAGGCTCAGTCAAAACTGATAGCGCAGCTGCAGGCACAGAGCGAAGCGCGGCAGAAGTTCGGCTTTCTCGGCGCGTTCACCAACCGCGCCGAGGTGGATGCGTTCATTAAGCAGCGCACCGACGCGATTGTGGAATCCAACCGCCAGGCTGCAGCAAAGGCGCGCGACAAGGCGCAGGAGCTAACCCCTGAGCAGAAGGCAGACCAGGAGGCTGCGCGGAAGGAGCGCGAGGCAGGGCGCGACGCTGCGGCCATGGAGAAGGCCAAGAAAAACCTGGCCGATCAGCTGAAGATCCGCGAGGAGATGGAGAAGCGGCTGGCGGACTTCCGCGAGCAGTCGATCGAGCGCGCGGCCGACCTCGAGCGCCAGCTGGGCGACCAGCGCTTGGACCTAGAGCGCAGCACGGCTGAAGCCCGGCGGCGGGTGCAGGAACAGCAGCAGGACTTCGCGTTGGAGGCCGAGCGGCAGCGGCTGCGCGGCGCTGGGCTCGGCACTGACGCGCTGGAGACGCAGGCGCGGCTGAACGAAGCCACTCGCCGCTTCACCGAGCAGAAGATCCAGATCGAGCAGAACGCCACCGATCGGAAGGTGCAGCTCGAGCGCACGCTCGAGGACTACAAGCTGAACGTGGCGCGCGGGATCCGGGACATCCTGGTGGACGGCGCCGAGAAGATGGCGGCCAAGATGCGCGAAGGTGCGCGCGGCGCTGCTGGTGCCATGGGCGTTCCGATGGCACCGGGCGGCATCATCGCCCGCACCGGCAGCACGGGACAGAGCACCGGCCCGCACCTTGACGCGCGCTGGGCCGATGGCCGGCGGATCACGGCTGCTGATGCCGATCGCTACCTGAGCGTGAACGGCCGCAGCCCCTCGAGCTTTGGCGTCACCAGCGGCTACGGTCCGCGCAACCTGTTCGGCCGCAGCTTCCACCGCGGCATCGACTTCGGCACTCCCTCCGGCAGCGGCGTCAGCCTGAAGGGCGGCGCGAGCCTGCTGCGTGATCTGGGCTTCACCGGCGCCGGCGGCTTCGCGGTGGAGATCGACACCCCCGAGGGCCGGATGCGGCTCCTGCACCTGCAGGGCGGCTCTGCGGCCCGTCCGGTGGGCAGCGCGCGGCAACTGATCGGCCGGCCCGGTGCGGCTGCTGCAGCGGCTTCTGGCGTCAGCATGAGCGGCGTCGATGCGGCAGGCAGGCGGCTCGATGCAGCATCTGGTGCCAACCGATCGGCCAGCCTGGCCGCGGCGGCCGGTGAGCTGGTCAACAGCCGCCAGGCCGAGCTCGGCACCATCACCAGCGAGCTCGACCAGCAACGCAAGTCGGTGCGCGAGCAGCGGGAAGATTTCGAGCGGTTGCTGGAGCTGCAGCGCAGTGGGCTGAGCCCTGAGCTGGCCCGGCAGACCGTAGAGCGTGAGCGGGCTGCAACGGCCGAAACAGCCAGCCTGCAGGCGCTGCAGCAGCAGCTGGTGCTGGACCTGCAAAGCAAGGACATCACTGCCGAGCAGCGTGCGAATCTCGAGGCCATCCTGAAGGCCACGCAGGGCCGACTGGCTTCTCAGCCCGGCATCCTCGATGGCCTCAACACCGAGGAGCAGGCGCTCGAGCGCCTCAAGCTGGCCTACGAGGAGAAGAAGCAGCTGGTTCAAGGCATCGCCAACTCGATCGGCAACGGCATCGGCAGCGCGATCGACCTGCTGATCGACGGCACCGACAACTGGGGCGACAGCCTGCGCAGCATTGCGGCTGGCGTGCTGAAGGACATCGCGCGCCAGATCGCGCAGACCATGGTGGTGGCGCCGATCGTGAAGGGCATCACCTCGGCGTTCGGCTTCGCCGATGGCGGCATCATGACCAGCGACGGCCCGCTGCCCCTGCGCAAGTACGCCGGCGGCGGCATCGCCAACAGCCCGCAGCTGGCCATGTTCGGCGAGGGCTCGATGCCCGAAGCCTACGTGCCCCTGCCTGATGGCCGGCGCATCCCCGTGGCGATGAAGGGCGGCGGCGGTGGCACCAACGTGGTGGTGAACGTGGACGCCACCGGCAGCCAGGTGCAGGGCGACGCAGGCCGCGGCGAGCAGCTGGGCCGTGCGATCTCGCAGGCGGTGCAGCAGGAGCTGATTAAACAGCGCCGCCCGGGTGGCCTCTTAGCAGCCTAACGGGTAGAATCCATGCAGCACGTTCGACCATGCATGAGAAAAGGTCCTGATCTCGTTGGGCAGCGCTTCGAGCGTTTAGTTGTGGTTGCCTACAAAGAACAGAACAGGCATAAGGCCTCTGTTTGGACATGCAGGTGTGATTGCGGCGGGACCACTGATACGACCACTAGATGCCTGCGATCTGGTGACACAAAGAGCTGTGGATGCTTAAGAAGGGAAAACGCAGCTCGTGTCGCAACGCGCCATGGCATGTCACGGAGCCCCGAGTACACGGCCTACAGGCACATGGTCGGCAGGTGCACAAAAGCAAATTACAAGCATTTCAACTATTACGGCGGCCGTGGCATCAACGTATGTCAGCGGTGGCTAGATGGTTTTGAGTATTTCCTGCAAGACATGGGGGACCGCCCCAATGGTGCGTCCCTAGAGCGAATCGATGTAAACGGCAATTACGAGCCGGGTAACTGCCGATGGGCGCTTACTTGGAAGGAACAGATGCAAAACAAGCGAAACAACGTGCTTATCTGCCATGACGGCGAAACGCATTGCGCAACTGAGTGGGCTAGGCAGCTAGGAGTCCCCAAAAGCACAGCGCTGGCCCGCCTGCAGCGCGGCCTACCATTTGAGCAGGTCTTTGCTGGGAGGGCGCATTGAGTACGTTCGCCTATACACCCTCGTTTGAGGCCACCGAGAGCAGCCAGCCTCGGGTGCGCAAGTTCCAGGCCGGCGACGGCTATGAGCAGCGCATCCGCTTCGGCCTGAACACCAACCCGAAAGAGTGGGACCTAACCTTCAGCGAGCGCAGCGACTCTGAGCGCGATCTGATCACCGCGTTCCTGGACGCCCGCGGCGGCGTGGAATCGTTTGACTGGACGCCACCCCGTGGCAGCGCCGGCAAGTACGTGTGCGAGAGCTGGCAGGTGACGTTGCGCTCCTGCAACTTCAACACGATCCGCGCCAAGTTCCGCCAGGTGTTTGAGCCGTAGCGATGGCAGTTCCCGTCTCAGATCTTCAGGCGATTGCGCCCAGCGCTGTCATCGAGCTGTTCGTGCTGGAGCTGAACACGCTGCAGCACGGCGTGAACGACACCTACCGCTTCCACGCCGGCGTCAACCTCAACGCCAACGGCGAAGTGGTCTGGGCTGGCAACAGCTACATCCGGTTTTCGATTGAGGCTGATGGCTTCACTTATGAGGGCAAGGGCACGCTGCCGCGGCCGAAAATCCGCTGCAGTAACGTGTTGGGCACCATCACAGCGCTGCTGCTGAGCCTGCCTGACGGCCTGTCGGGCGCCAAGGTGACACGCATCCGCACGCTGGCCCGCTACCTCGACGCGGTGAACTTCCCCGGCAGCGTGAACCCCTACGGCACGCCGGACCCGACAGCCGAGTTCCCGCGTGAGATCTACTACGTGGACCGCAAGTCCACCGAGACGCGCGACGTGGTGGAGTTCGAGCTGGCGGCTTCCTTCGATCTCGCCGGCGTGCGGGCTCCGAAGCGCCAGTGCATCAGCAACATCTGCCAGTGGAAGTACCGCTCAGCCGAGTGCGGCTACGTGGGCACCAGCTACTTCAACGAGAATGATCAATCCGTGGCCACCCTTGCGGCTGACGTGTGCGGCAAGCGGCTGAGCAGCTGCAAGGCAAGATTCGGCGCCACTGCCGAGCTGCCGTTCGGAAGCTATCCGGGTGTGGGTACGTTCTTCACATGACCGACTGGCGCACAGCAGCACTCGAGCACGCCCAGGCCGAGGATCCCCGAGAGGCTTGCGGCCTGCTGCTGGTGGTCAAGGGCCGCGAGCGTTACTGGCCCTGCCGCAACCTGGCGGCCGGCACTGAGCAGTTCATCCTCGACCCGATCGACTACGCCGCGGCCGAGGATGCAGGCGAGATCCTCGCTGTGGTCCACAGCCACCCGGTCACGCCGCCGCAGCCCAGCCAAGCCGATCTGGTGGCGATCGAGCGCACCGGCCTCCCCTGGTGGATCGTCAACCCGAAGACCGAGGCATGGAGTCCCGAGCTGCGCCCCACCGGCTACAAGGCGCCCCTGATCGGCCGCGAATGGGTGTGGGGGCTCACCGACTGCTGGACGCTGACGCGGGACTGGTACGCCGAGCACGGCCTGCAGCTGCCGGACTGGGAGCGCCCACTGACGCCGGAGCAGTTCGAGGCCGAGCCGCTGTTCGATCGGTTCTGGCGCGATGCCGGATTCCGCGAGCTCGACGAAAACCATGAGCTGCAACCGGGCGATGCGGTGCTGATGAGCATCAGCGGGCCGGGCCTGAACCATGTCGGCATCTACATCGGCGACCAGCTGGTGCTCCATCACATCCGCGGCCGGCTCAGCAGCCGTGACCTCTACGGCGGCTGGCTGATGAAATGCACCGGGCGCAGGCTGCGCCATTACGATGCAGGGAGGCTAGGGCTGGCGTGATGTTGCGCACGATCCGCATCTACGGGCGCCTGGCAAAGTTCCTGAAGCGCCGGAAGTTTGAGGCCGAGGTGAGCAGCGCGGCTGAGGCCGTGCGCTTCCTGCTGGCCAACTTCCCGCAGCTGGAGCAGCACATGGTCGACCAGCATTACCGGGTGAGCGTGGGCAGCTACGACCTGGCCGTGGATGAACTGCACGACCCGGCCGGCCTGCAGGAAATCAAGATCGTTCCCGTCGTCGCCGGCGCTGGCGCGGTGGGTCGGATCATTGCGGGCGTTGCGCTGCTGGCCGTTGGCTTTTTGGTGCCAGGCATCGGCGCTCTCGGCGTCCAGCTGCTGGTGGGCGTCGGCGCCAGCCTGGTGCTCGGCGGCGTCGCGCAGCTGCTCACGCCCGTGCCGCGAACAGTGCCGCCAGGCTCCACCAGCGACACGGTGAAAGATCCACGCAAGAGCTACAGCTTCTCAGGCATTCAGAACACCAGCCGCCAGGGCCTGCCTGTGCCGATCGTCTACGGTGAGACCCTGGTGGGCTCGGTGGTGATCTCGGCCGGCATTGACACTGTGCAGGTGGCCGGATGAGCAGGATCGTCGGTGCTGGTGGTGGTGGCGGATGCTTTCTCGGGCACACGCTGATTCGCACGCCTGACGGGCAGCGTCCGATTGAGGCGCTGCAGCCTGGCGACCTGGTGGTCAGCTTCGACGATCGCGGCAAGCTGCATCACGCCAAGATCCTCAAGGTGCACGTGCACGAAGGCGAGCGGGTGAACCGCTATCGCCTCTGGGGCGGTGCCGTCTTGGATGCCACGCCCAACCACTGGGTGCTGAACCAGTTCAACGCCTTCGTGGAGATCGACACGCTCGGCCCCGACGATTGCCTGGTGGATGAGAACGGCCACCTGCGTCCGATCGTGGACCGCGCTGAGTTCTGCGTCGGCACCGTCTACAACCTGACCGTCGAGGGCCATCACACCTTCATCGCCGGTGGGATCCGGGTTCACAACGCCGGCCTCGGCCTCGGCATTGCTGGCGCAGGCGGTGGTGGCGGCGGCGGCAAAGGCGGCGGCGGCGGCGAAACCTACACGCCAACTGAGGCAGCCGACAGCCTCAACTCGACGCAATACGCCAACCTGGTGGATCTCATCAGCGAAGGCGAGATCGAGGGCCTGAAAGACGGCTACAAGTCGGTCTTCATCGACAACACGCCGCTGCAGAACCCGGATGGCAGCTACAACTTCCAGAACATTCTCGTCTACACGCGCAACGGCACGCAGAACCAGAGCTACGTGCCGATCGCTGCCGACGTTGAGAACGAGGTTGGCGTCAACGTCACGGTGCAGCAGGCCACGCCTGTGGTGCGCAGCATTACCGACACCACGGTGAACGCCGCGCGCGTGACGATCACCGTGCCAGCGCTGCAGCTGTTCACTGACAAGGGCGACATCGAGGGCACCGATGTGCGCCTGCAGATTGCCGTGCAGTACAACGGCGGCGGCTACGGCACCGTGATCGACGACACGATCGCTGGCCGCACGGGTGATCAGTATCAGCGCGACTACCTGGTGAGCCTGTCAGGCGCCTTCCCGGTGAACATCCGGGTGACGCGGATCACGGCGGATAGCAACAGCGCAAAGCTGATCAATGCCTTCAGCTGGTCAAGCTACACCGAGATCACCTACGCGAAGCTGCGCTACCCCAACAGCGCATTGGTGGCGGTGCGGGTGGATGCCGAGCAGTTCAGCTCGATCCCGGCGCGCACCTACCTGGTGCGCGGCATCAAGGTCCGAATCCCGAACAACGCCACGGTGGACGCGGCCACCGGCCGGTTGATCTACGCCGGCATCTGGAACGGCAGCTTCGGCGCTGCACAGTGGTGCTCGGACCCGGCCTGGATCCTGTGGGATCTGCTCACCTCGACCCGCTACGGCTTGGGCGATCACATCCAGGCCGCGCAGCTCGACAAGTGGGCTTTCTATGCCGCGAGCCAGTACGCTTCCGAGCTGGTGCCCAACGGCTTTGGCGGCACCGAGCCGCGCTTCTCCTGCAACGTCAACATCCAGACCGCCGAGGAGGCCTACAAGCTCATCAACGATCTGTGCTCCACCTTCCGGGCGATGCCCTATTGGAGCACCGGCGCGCTGACCATCAGCCAGGACAAGCCGTCGGACCCGGCCTACCTGTTCACGCTGGCCAACGTCTCCGATGACGGGTTCAGCTACCAAGGCGGCAGCCTCAAGACACGCCCGACCGTGGCAGTGGTCAGCTACCTCGACCTGAGCCTGCGCGACATTGCCTACGAGGTGGTCGAGGATCAGACCGCGATCGCCAAGTACGGCGTGGTGACCACCGAGGTGTCGGCCTTCGCCTGCACCTCCCGCGGGCAGGCTTCGCGCATCGGCGAATGGCTGCTCTACTCCGAGCAATACGAATCCGAGGTGGTGACGTTCACCGCTTCGATCGACGCCGGCGTGCTGGTGCGCCCCGGCCAGGTGATCAACATCTCCGACCCGATGCGCGCCGGTGCCCGTCGTGGCGGCCGGATTGCAGCCGCATCCACCACCACGATCACGGTGGACAACGCCACCGATCTATCGCCATCAGGCGGCACTCTTTCGGTGATCCTGCCCGACGGCACGGTGCAGAGCCGCGGCGTGGCCAGCATCGCTGGCACCACGGTGACGCTCGCATCGGCGCTGCCTTCTGCTCCAAACGCGAACAGCATCTGGATCTACGAGACCTCCAACATCCAAGCCTCAACGTGGCGGGTGCTCAGCGTGGCCGAGCAGGATCAGGCGCAGTACCAGATCACGGCGCTCGCCTACAACGCCTCGAAGTACGACTACATCGAGCGCGGCCGGCCGCTGGCGCAGCGCGACATCACCGACCTCAACGTCATCCCCGAAGCACCCATCAACCTGCAGGCCGTTGAGGCGCTCTACGAGAGCAACGGCCGGGTGCTGTCCAAGCTGGTCGTGAGCTGGCAGCCGGTGGTCGGCGTCAACCAGTACCGCTACCGCTGGCGCCTGCAGAACGGCAACTGGTCAACGTCCACGCAGCAGCGGCCCGATTTCGAGATCTTCGACACCACGCCAGGCCGCTACGAGATCGAGGTCTACAGCGTCAACGCCGGGCTGCGCTCGTCGGTGTTGCCGGCCAAGCTCACCTTCAACGTCTTCGGCAAGACGGCACCGCCGGCTGATGTGACCGGCGTCTCGCTGGTGCCGATCGACCAGGCCAGCGCGATCATCAGCTGGACGGCCTCGACCGAGCTCGACGTGAAGATCGGCGGCAAGGTGCTGATCCGCCACACGCCGCTCCTAGTCGGCGCCATCTGGGAGGACAGCATCGAGATCGTGCCGGCAGCGTCCGGCAACCAGACCCAGAAGCAGGTGCCGCTTCTCGAGGGCACCTATCTCCTCAAGTTCGAGGATGACGGGGGCCGCCGGTCTCTCAACGCCACGCTGATCGTGGCCGACCTGCCGACACCGCTGCCGCGCCTGCTGGTGCAGACCTACGCGGAAGATCAGGAGACGCCGCCGTTCTCGGGCAACGTCGTGGACATGTTCTACAACGAGGAGCTGGACGGCCTCGTGATCAGCACCGGCCCGCTGGTTGATGACCTCGCCCCGCCAGGCGCCGGCAACGACAACCTGGCGCAGGAAGACGGCGATGCCCTGCTGCTTGAGGATGGCGACCAGATTCTCAACGAAGGCCAGGCCGGCAACTGGGACGGCCTGACAACGATCGACAGCCCGCTGCCGCCGGAGCACGGGGAGTACGAGTTCGGCTCGACGCTCGACATGGGCGGCGTGTTCGACATCAACTTGCAGCGGCGCTTCCTGACCCGCGCGATCCTGCTGACCGGGCTCTGGGATGAGAAGGTCGAGCTGATCGACAGCTGGTCCGAGATCGACGACGGCAACATCGACTCGGTGAACGCGCGCCTCTACGTGCGCAGCACCACTGACAACCCGGCCGGCACCCCCACCTGGACCACCTGGCGCGAGTTCGCCAACGCGATCGTGCGCGGCCGTGGCTTCCAGTTCAAGACGATCGCCACCAGCAACGATCCCAACGTCAACATCCTGATCGACGAACTCGGCTGCGTGGTGGAGCTGCAGCAGCGCACCGAGCAGTCGGCCACGCTGACCAGTGGCGCCGGCACCTATTCGGTGACCTTCGCCGAGGCTTTCTACCAACCCCCTAGCATTGGAGTGACGGGCTACGACATGGGCACCGCTGACTACTTCACGATCGGCTCCGTGACGCGCACGGGATTACAGGTAACCTTTAGGAACAGTGGCGGGACCGCCGTGAGCCGCCAGTTCACCTACACTGCAATCGGCTACGGCCGGGAGATCGTCTGATGGCTCAGCACGACTACAACATCGCCAACCAGTCCGGCCAGGCGTTCCGTGCTGACCTGAACAACGCCTTGGCGGCGATCGTCAGCGGCAACAGCGGCGCATCGGCCCCCAGCACGACGTTCGCCTACCAATACTGGGTGGACACCAGCAGCACCCCGGCACTGCTCAAGCAGCGCAATGCAGCGAACAACGCATGGGTGACGCTGGGGCCTGCGGGTGAGAACACCAACAGCCTTCAGTTCACTCAGAATGGTGCGGGGGCAGTTGCGAGGACGGTTGATAGCAAACTCAAGGACGTGGTGTCCGTTAAGGACTTTGGGGCGGCTGGAGACGGTGTGGCAAATGATACGGCGGCCATTCAAGCTGCTATCACTGCCTCTCAAAACGTACTGATTCCAAACGGCACCTATAAAGTTTCTTCCCAGCTTGTTTCGACGGGCAATCTTCACCTCACCATTCAGGGAACGCTTAGCCCACTGGCTAACGCCGGTTCACCTGGCACGGCAATGCTTAGCATTACTGGCTCAAACGCAACCATACGTTTTGAGGACAACGGGGGCATTGACTGTACTTCGACAAGTTTTTCAAACTGGAATGGAATCTCCGCAGGCTCGTCCTCGGGGATGATCGAAAACATCTATGTGTATGGGGGGCGTTTTAGAAACATTGGGCTTAACAACACGTCGGCAACAGTAATTAGTTTCTCTGCTGTCAAAGCCGGTGTGATCCAAGACGCAAACATCAAAAACTGTGGTGTTGTTGGCAATGTGGCTGGTGGCGGCTTTGGTATCTACACCGATAACTCCGAAGGAATCCTTGTCAAAGGCAATGTCCTCGACACAGTTGGCTCCAGTGGCATCAACATGTCTTGCGGCTTAAACAATTCTGTTCGGGATAATGCGCTCAATAAGATCACGCTATTTGGCTTTAAGGGTGGTTACGGCCTAGGTCCTACGGTTACCAATGATGTCGCACCCACTTCAACAGCTTTTACAGTTGCCAAAAACTCCACATCTCTCAGGTCGTTAAAGGTTGGGCAAGCATTTTACATTCCACGGGCTAGCTCTTTTCCGTCTCCGCAAGGCGTGATCAAGTCGATTGTCGATAACACCACCTACCTGACGATTACAACGATGGTGGCAATGGGTGCTACGCCAAGCGTTGGCGAAACCATTCAGCCCCTAGACACCAACTGCGTCTGGTCTGGAAACTCGCTTACCTACGCAGGCGATAACGGATTTGATCAGAACGGAGTTTACAACATTACAGTGACCGATAATCGCTTGATGTATTGCGGTTGGTATCAAGACGCTGGTATTTTTGCTGGTTTGCGAGATGGCATCTGGATTGGCTATGACCCCCAGGGTAGCCTTAACAGTATGCACAATACAGGTGCAACCGTTGCCAACAATACTGTCCAGCACACATACGGTTCGGCTATTGAGCTTTTTGCCACAAACAATGTGTCCATTTCCAACAACACATGCTTCTATTTCAACGAAGGGCAAGATCCCTCTTCGGCAACCCCTGCCTATGGCGGCATCTCTGTTGGCCGGTTGGGGTTTTATCGTAACTCGACAGCAACCATTGCAAACAACACTTGCAGATCAGATGGCGGTTACGGGATTTACCTTGGATTTAGCGCACACGCTTCGGTAACAGGGAACAACATTCAGTGCCCAGTTGGCATTAAAGTCAACTCAATGAACACTCTGCGCCTGGCGTCAAATCTCATTACAGCATCAAGGGCAGGTGGCTATGGAATTTTAGTATCTGATGACAGTACAACCAACAACAGTTCTGCTATTTATGTAAGCCAGAACCGCGTTTATCATAGCGCGGCTTCCGGTGACTGCATCCGAATCACGGACGCAGGACTTGTCGAACTTGTGCTAGCTGATGACAACATTCTCAACGCCGCCAACGTAGCAGTCAATCGAGTTAGCGACAGCTCCACAAGCGCGAGCGCCATTGTTCCGCGCGGTGACGGCTTAAGAGGTGCAATTTCAACACGACCGATCCGGTTCAGCATTGCTCCTAGCGCAACTTTCAAGCTTGCCGAATACGCTGCGGATCCGGGAACTATTGGCGGAGCAAGAGTGTTTGGATTTATGCGTAACGGCACTAGCGGATTTGAGTATTTTGAGGTGTTCTTCTTTGGCAACACAGCGATGCCAACTGTTTCATTTACCAGCAGAGGAAGCCCGAACGCGACTGCTTTCTTGGCCTCAGGCGACTTCACAATTTCAACGCTGATCGCCGGCTCCTTGCTTGGCTGCAATTACACCAATAACGAGACGAACACTGTCCACGCATCTGTATGGGTGCAATCCTTCTCCCGAATCTGAACCATGGCACTGCAACATTCCCTAAAGATCTCTGGCACAAAACTTATCAGCGGTGACGGATTTATCTATGACGCTGGCCAAGAAACAATCACGACATCCCCCCTGTGTATCAAGGTTACGTCTATCTCAGGCAATAAAAACCAGCTCACGGCAAGCGTTGCCTTTCTGAATCAGGAAAGCGCCGCAAACATCAGGACAAAAGATTACTCGTTTAGTCTTGATCTTGAAGGCCCAAACCCCATCAAGCAAGCCTACCTCTACCTCAAGTCCCTGCCCGAGTTTGAGGGCGCCGAAGACTGCTGACCCCTCTCCTAAGAAACCGTGGCTGCACGCAAGACCACCGACCTCACCGCTCTCACGACACCCACAGCCAACACCTTGGTGGCGGCGGTGGATCTCACCGAGGCGCTGCCGTCGAACCAGAACAAGAAGCTGACGCTCAGTGACCTCACCAAAGGCCTGAGCGCAGCCACTACTGGCGCGGCTGGCGTGGTGCAGCTGAGCACCAGCACCTCGAGCACCAGCACCAGCTTGGCAGCGACACCGAGCGCGGTGAAGTCGGCCTACGACGCAGCCACCACACCGGCGACCACCTCGGCCGCCGGCATCGTGCAGCTGAGCACCTCGACGAGCTCAACCAGCACCACGCTGGCGGCCACGCCGAGCGCTGTGAAGGTGGCGTATGACCTGGCGGCAGCCGCAGGGCGCATCATTCAAGAAACTGCCAAGGCCAGTACCAGCGGTACTGCCGTGGACTTTACCGGCATTCCGAGCTGGGCGAAGCGGATCACGATCGTGCTCAATGGCGTCAGCACGAACGGAACGGCACAGCCCACAATCCAGTTGGGAACCAGTGGCGGCGTGCAATCAACTGGCTACTCCGCAAACACCACAAGCATCACGACCGGAGCAAACCTAACGACCAACTACACAAACGGCTGGCAGCTCTATTCAAGCCTTGCGGCCAACATCATTAGCGGAACGTTGACGCTGGTGCAGCAAGACCCCAGCACTGGCACGTGGGTCGGCACTGGCCTCTTCTCGGTCAACATTCCGTCTCTGATCATTACCTCTGGTACCAAGACACTTTCCGGCACGCTGGACCGTGTGCGCCTCACCACCGCTAACGGCACCGACACGTTCGATGCCGGCTCTGTGAACATCCTCTACGAAGGCTGATGGCCGTCCGCAGCAAGCAAGGCACCGCACGCCTCGAGCATCAGCCGGGGCCGCCCAAGACCACCCGCCAAGGGTTCGGCCAGCGCTCGCGCCCACGGCGCCGCGGGAAGAAGCCCCTCAGAGGGCAAGGCAGGTAATGGATCCTCAGACCCGCGAAAACTGGCGACGCATCCGCGATCACCTCGAAGCCGTGGGACAAACTGAGAACCACTACTACCGACGCGCTCTTGCCATCCTCGCCGGCAGGCCTGATCCCTTCGATCGTTACGATGGAAGCGTGCCCGGATCAGCCGATGGCGGACGAACCTAAGACGGTCGGCGGCGTGTTCGCTGCTTCCCTCCCGGCAGCACTCGGCGCCGGCATGTTCGCCATCGGCGCCCTCCTTATCTCGCTTCAGGTGCAGTTCGCTCGAGTCGAGGCAACCGTGCAGCAGATGGCGCGGGCCGTCGAGGAGCTGAAAAATGACAGTAAGGCAGAGCTCACCCAGCTGGACCAGCGGGTGCGCGCCCTTGAAATGCGCAAGTAACGTGAGGCCATCGACGTGGACATCATGAGCCCCGAGACTGCCGCCATCATCGCCATCGTCATCGCTGCCGGCAGCGAGATCATCGCCCTCAGTCCTCTCAAGTCCAACAGCTGGATCCAGCTGCTGCTGCAGGCCGGCCGGCTGGTGTTCCCCAAGCGCCGCTAACTCATGGCCAACCCTGCACCGATCACGCTGGAGCAGCTGTTCAGGTTCTACCGGGGCCTGCCGCACCAGGCCGCAGCGATCGAGACCCTCGAGCAGGATCTCGCCACCAACGGCTACGCCGCAGCCATGCGCCGCGATCGGGCATGGTTCAATACCTGGAGCCAAGACGGCAAGCAGGCCGATCTGGCCGCGGCACTGAAGCTGATCAAGGACTTCGAGGGCTGCCACCTCGAGGCCTACCCGGACCCGCTCAGCGGCGGCGACCCCTGGACGATCGGCTACGGCACCACCCGCTACGGCGACGGCCGGCCGGTGAAGCGCGGCGACAGGATCAACGCCATCGAGGCTGATCTGCTGCTGCGCCAAGAGGTGGACCACATCGCCGCCAAGCTGCGCGCCACCGTGCCCTACTGGGGCGAGATGGCCGATCACCAGAAGTGCGCGCTGGTCAGCTTCGCCTACAACCTCGGCACCGGCTTCTACGGCGCCAAGGGCTTCGAGACGATCAGCAAGCGGCTGCGCGAGAAGGACTGGCCCGGCGTGCCCGATGCACTGCTGCTCTACCGCAACCCTGGCACCAACGTGGAGGCCGGCCTGAAGCGGCGCCGCATTGCAGAAGGTGACCTCTGGGGCCGCGACAAGCAGACCACCGGCCCGGTCTCGGCGATGTTCACCCCCGAGTCGCCCTTCAGCTTCAAGATCACGCCCCACATCACCTACGGCGAGTTCGCGCTCGGCCAGGAGGCGCGGCGCTTCGATCATCAGCATCAGTGCGATACGGCCAGCAAGCTGGCGCAGTTTCTCGAGAAGGTGCGCGCGCAGTTCGGCGGTAAGGCGGTGATCATCACCTCCGGCTACCGGCCCGCAGCCATCAACTGGGCCGTGGGTGGCGCCAGCCAGTCGGAGCACCTCTACGACGCGCCGGGCGTCGGTGCGGTGGATTTCCTCATTGACGGCGTGGACATCAACGCGGTGCAGGACTGGTGCGACAGGCAGTGGCCCTACTCGCTGGGCTACGGCGCACCCAAGGGCTTTGTGCACCTTGGCATTCGTCAGGGCAGCCCTAGGGTGCGTTGGATTTACTGACGACCGCGTGCCTCTCCCCGACTACGAGATCCACCACCTGTGCAAGAAGCACGCGATGGTGGTGCCGTTCGATCCGGAGCTGATCAACCCGGCGAGCATCGACGTGCTGCTGGGCGATCGGATCATGATCGAAGTGCCCGACAGCCCTGAGCTGCAGATCCACGGCATCCACGGCCACACCGCCGAGGATCCCTACCTGCTGCAGCCCGGCGAGTTCTGCCTGGCGGAGACGCGCGAGATCTTCAACCTGCCCGACAGCGTGGCAGCGCAGTTCGTGCTGAAGTCCAGCCGCGCGCGCGAGGGCCTCGAGCACCTGCTCGCGGGGTGGTGCGATCCTGGCTGGCATGGCAGCCGCCTGACGCTGGAGCTTAGCAACGCGCGCAGGATGCACCCCGTCGCGATCTGGCCCGGCATGAAGATTGGCCAGATGGTGTTTCACCGCATGGAGGCCATCCCGCACCGCTCCTATGCGGTCACTGGCCGCTACAACGGCGATGAGGGCGTCACGGCCAGCAAGGGCTAAGCTGACCCCGGAGCGAGAAGTGGACCGCCCCGGCCTAAACAGCCGGGGCTTTCTGCTGGGTGATCGCGCTGGCCACCTTCGCCGCCATCGCTGCAGCTGCTTCGTCCATCAGGTGCGCATAGCGGGCGGTGGTCTGCGGGCTGGCGTGGCCGAGCAGCGCCCCCACCTGCGGCAGCGTCAGGCCCGCGGTGGTGATGGCATAGGACGCATAGGAGTGGCGCAGGTCGTGGACGCGGAGGTTCTTGATCTTGGCCGCCTCGAGCAGCTTGTCCCAGAGATACCAATATCCGATCAGGTGGCCGTCACCATCGCCGGCGATGATCCACTCGGTGTTCGATCTGCGTCTCAGCTCTCGTAGGATGAGACTCGCCGCGGGCGGCAGATGCACCTTGCGCTCATCGTCCTGGCCGCCGGTCTTATGAGCGTCGGGGGGCAGCGTCAGGATCGTTGCATCCTGATCGAGCCACTCCCAGCGCGCCGTCATGATCTCGCGCACCCGGCACCCGGTCAGCAGCAGCAGGCGGATCAGCTGCGCGAACCTCCACCGCACGCCGGCCTTGGCGAACGCATCCAGTGCGGCCAGCAGCCGCTCGAGCTCCACGCGGGATAGGTAGCGCTTGATCTTGCGCTCGCCGTTGGCTTGGATGCCCTTGCACGGGTTGGTGCCCTTGGCGCGGATGCCCCAGAGCTCGGCCAGATTGATCGCCTTGCGCAGCACCGCCAGCGCGCGATTCTGCTGGCCGCGCGGCAGCTCCTCGAGCATGTCGATCACCTGGATGGTCTGCAGCGTGGCGACCTTCTCGGCGCCGATGCGCGGCAGGATGTGGTTTTTCCACAGCACGGCATAGCCGGTCTTGGTGCTCGGCCTGACGCGGGTGGCGTAGTGCTTCTCGGTGACCATTTCGGACAGCTCGCGAATGGTCTTGCCCTGGCGCAGCAGCTGCTTGTCGGTGCCCGGCGCCTCGCCCTTGGCGACAGCGGCGAGGATCTTGATCGCCTCTTCGCGCGCCATGGTCAGGCTGACCACCTCGGCCCGGCCGATCTTATGGGTCTGCTGCTTGCCGGAGGGCTCGCGGTAGCGCACGTAATAGGTGCGGACGCCGGTGGGCAGGACCATCAACCCGAGGCCTGAAATCTTCCGATCGGGCTGCCATTCGCGCTTCATCGTGGGCTCTCCATTCGCGCACTATTCGCGCAGATTTGCGCGAACGGCGGTGAATCTGCGCGAACGGGCGTGAACAGGTCAACCAGAAAAGCCGTGAAGAATCAGAACCTTCGGGAGATTCCGTGAACCGGCGTGAATGATTCCGGCGCCCCTGAAAATCGCAGTGTCGGTGGTTCGATTCCGCCCCTGGGCACCAAAAACCGCAGCAAACTCAATCAGTTAGCAAGACAGCCCCGGCAAGCTGCAGGAGCTCGCCGAGGCCATTTGCGCACTATTCGCGCAGCGCTCAGATCTGCGTCGGCTGCAGCGCTGCCCTGCGCAGCCGGTGGATCTTGCCGGGCGCTTCGGCCGGTTCATCCAGCTGGATCATGCGGAAGTCATCGAGGCCGTGGGTCTCGGCGAAGTGCTGCGCGGCGATGTGGGTGGTAAACGGCCCGACGTGCCAAGGGCCGATCTCGATGGCGTAGGTCATTTCAGGGAAGGGTTGCGTTCAGCAGCCGTAAGGCTGGGGTGGTCGTCGTCGTCATCCTCGGGCAGATCCTCCGGGATGTCGTCGTAGTCGGGGTCGAGTTGGGTCATGCCGCCAGAGCCGCCAGAGCGGCCTTCACGTCGGCGGCTTTGTAACCGTTGGCCGCTTCGGTCAGGCTGTTGTAGTTGCGGCCCATGCCGGTGCCGGTGCCAACCAAGACATTGACGGTGCCCCAGCTGGTGAAGGTTACCTGCACTTCACGACCCTTGCCGGTGGTCAGAACGAAGGCGTTGTCGGCGGCTTGTTGAATGAGGGTCATCGGAGTGGGTGGCTGTCGATGTGTGAATCCTACACCACAGGCAGGGGAGCACCCCCGTTCAGGCCAACCCGTTCACAATCGTTTACGCACCCTTGCGCAGCTCGGCAATAGAAAGCGTCCCTTGCTACTGCCTCCATGACTGAAGCAGACCAGACCTTGCTCGATGCGATCAAGAGCCTCGACGGCTGGGTGATCCATCACCTGCTGCGCATCGCTCACGAGCCTTATTCAGAGCAGTCGCAACAGGCGGCAAACGAAGCCGCCAACCTTACCTATTTGTTACGCCAGCAACTGTTGATGATGCGGCCGCTCTGGAAAAACGACGCTCAGGCGCTCCAGAACGACTACATCGCCTCGCAGGTGTAGAGGTTTTGTCGCAAGCCAGGCCGGTCGCGGGCCGGCCCTTTCTGTTCCCGTCGCTACCGTGGGCCAAGCCGGGGCCACGCCCATGCGCGCGCACATCGCCGAGATCACCGCGAAGGTGGTCATCCGCAGCGACACCGACCCCGACCAGCTCCCCGCCGACCTCTACAGCAAGATCGCCGAGTTCATCCACTCAGAGGATGACCTCCTCGAGTTGGCCATCGAGCTGTTCACCCTCCCCGCAGATCTCAGTGGATCGGCACCACATTGATGAGACCCGGCTGGTCACCCGCAGGTCAGCCCGCGATCAGATCCACCTGGCCTGGAACTACCGCTGTGCCTACTGCGGCGATCCGCTGGGCCGGAGCCCCACGCTCGATCACGTGGTGCCCAAGGTCCATGGCGGCCTGACGGTGCGGGAGAACCTGATCAGCTGCTGCCTGATGTGCAACAGCCAGAAGGGCCACAAGGACTGGATCGACTGGTATCGAGCCCAGCCGTTCTGGTCCGCGATGGGCGAGTGGGCCATCGCGCGCTGGGTTGCAGGGGAGGGCTAAGATTCGGATCCAATGACTCTGGAGTCACTGGGCATTCCGCAGCGGGGAGGCTGCGGTGAGGCCGGCACCTCGTGAGGACCGGCCACCTCCCCACCCCAATCACGGCAGGATCTTCGACGCCAGCCAGAGCGCCAAGCAGCACGCCACGGCATAGCCCACCAGCAGCTCGAACAGCAGGGGCAGCGTCATTGGGCCTCCAGCTCGGCGGCGATGGCAAGGAGTGTGGCGCGGATGCGCATCCACTGATCGTGGCGTGCATCGTCGTGTTCGTCGCCCACTGGGTTGGCGTGCTCCGGCACCACCCGATCCGCAGCAGCGCGAAGGGCGGCGGCGAGCTTGTCGCCATAGTCAACGAACACGCCAGCTTCGTCTTCATTGAAAGCTTCCCAGACAGCTTGCGCGGCAGGGGAGAAGTCAGTCATTCGGTGATTTCGTTGATGACAGCATGATCTCCGATGATCCGCAGCGCCGCACGGTTGTACGCCTCAGCGGCTTCGAGCTCGGTGGCGTAGGTGCCTAGGTAGTAGCGGTGGCCGCGGTAGCCCAGGGCAGCGCGCCACGGCAGTTTTGGATTGCTTGAGCGCGACACACCGCGGTAAGGGCTGGCAGCTCCGGCACGCTTTGGTCGGTTGGCCTGCGTGAGGTAGTAGGCCTCTGCGGACATGGTGCTGTGGATGTAGCCCATAGGGTCAGCGAGCGAGAAGGTGATCTAGGTAGATCTCGGCCTGCCAGAGGTCGGAGCTGTAGCGGCAGGTGCCACCTGCACAGCTGCGGTAGTAGAGCTCCCCACCCCCATCAGGCTCGAGCGTTTCGATGTAGCCGGCGCCGCGGTCACTGCGGCTCAGGACGATCGGCTCCGATGAAGACATCACACCGCGCGGCAAACCTGCCACCAGTTTGGCGAGCCTCAGGGAAACCCAGCGCGCAGCCCTTGCGGGACAGCTCCCACTGCAAACAGTCCCAACACATCCGTGGCGAGCTCGCCGGCCGGATCCGCAGCACCGCGGCCTTGTAGATGTGCTGAGCGCGCAGGAGCGCCTCCTGCAGTTGGATGGTGCCCGTATCAGCCTCCAGCTGGTGCTCGGCTCTGGGGCCGAGGTTCACCCGACAGTGCCATGTCCGGTCTGCACGATCGCAGAACAGCAGCAGCCGGCCGGCGTGGAGGCTGATCATTCAAACTCGCCGTAGGCCGGTGAGTGATAGAGCCGCTCGAGCAGGTGCGAGGCCGGCTCATCCTGCTGGCCGCTGGTCACGTAGCAGGCGACCTCATCGCGCTGGTCCGCGGCGACGAACACCTCGGGCCAGTGCAGCTCCTTCACCACCACCAGGCTGGTGCGGTGGCTGCGCACCAGGATCCACAGCGCCAGGCGCTCGATCAGGTTCAGGCTGGGCAGCTGCATCATCCCTCCAGTTTGCCGATCAGCCGGTCGATGTACCACCGGCATTTCTTGGCATCCTCGAGCGAGTTGCCTTTGCACCAGAGCCGCAGCAGATACTTGAGCGCTTGGCCCTGCAGGTAGGCCGGCACCATGTGCGGCGCATCGGCCATGGCAGCCTCAATCACGTCGATCGCTTCCACCGGCCCGCGCTTGTAGTGGTTGGGGTTGATCGGGTCGGTCATTCGGTGAGCTCCCAGTAGTGGCTGGCCAGTTTGGTCACGATCTCACGCGCGGCGATCAGTTCATCGAAGAACTCCTGCGTCACCGCATACTCCGTCCCACGGTGGCCGCAGTCGTAGCACCTGCGGCGCTGACGGCGCACTTGGCCGTCATAGCTGCGCTCCGAGTTCTCGCACCGGAACCGGCCGCCACACTCGGGGCACTTCATCTCGGTGAACGGGCTGGGCATCACCGCCACCGGCCGAGCAGCTGCTGGCGGCACACCGCAATCGCCTGCTGCGCCAGCTTCTGCGTCATCACCGACTCGGCGTCATCCATCGCGCGGCACACCTTGCCGTGCAGCTCGGCATAGTCGGCGTCGCGGAAGTTGGCGGCGATGTCGCGGCAGAACTCCTGCCACAGGCCGGTGTAGGTGCAGCAGGTCCGGCCGCTGCGCTCGTAGAGGGCTTCCATCATGTCGGCGCGCTGCTGGTCGAGTTGAACGCAATTCATGGTTCTAGGTGTTGGCGGAGGTAGAGCAGCTCAGCGCAGAGCTGCTCGCGGTTACGGATGCCGGCCACGGTGCGCAGCTGATCGATGCGGATGTCGATCATGCTCACCAGCCGGTGGCGCTCATCCTGCTGGCCCTGGCGGTAGGTGCCGCTGTCGGTGATCAGCTGGCTGATTCTCGCGCGCATGTCGGTCATGGGTGCGAAATGCGAACGGTTGCAATGCCATCAAGCGGCACTCCCAATCGGTGGGCGGCACCGGCGCTCAGGTCGATCGAGCTGCAGTCGCACCGATCTGTGACCCGCACCGTGAGCCGGCGCCCTTGGTGGCTGATTTTCAGCGGCGTGCCACACGGCAGCCACGGATGCGCCGCGGACACGCCCCAGTGCTGGTAGGTGCCGCCGCAGTAGGTGGCGCGGCCGTGAAACCAGCTGTCGTAGACGGTGGCCGTCACCTCCCTGGCTTGGGCTGGTACAGCGAGCAGCAGGGCAGCGGCGAGAGCAGCGCGGATCACAGCACCTCCACGGCAGCACCGGGCCAGCGGGCCTCGGCGTAGCGGATGGCGGCGCGCTTCGTCTCGGCCTGCGTGATCCACGTCATAGGGCGGGCACCCTTGGGATACACGATCAGTCGGAACTCCTTCGTGCGCGCCTTGGGCCGCGGCCGGCTGATGCCTTCGCCGTGCTGGCTCTGGTTCGGTTCGTCCTGCCATTGCCACGGCAGCATTGCTCCGGTGGTCTTAGCCATGGGTGATCGGGTGGGTAACGGTTTCGGAGTCAAGCCATTCGAGCTCAGACCACCACTGCATCCACGTGTCAGCGGCGATCAGCTTGGCCTCGGTGAGGCTGTGTGCCAGCACGCACTCCAGCACGTTGGCGCTGCGGATCTGGAAGTAGAAGCGGCGTGGGGTCATGGTTTCAGCGGCAGGTGTTCGGCTGCGCAGTTGTGGTGCGCCTTGACGGGCTCCTGCTTGGCGCTGTCGTAGCCGGCGGCGTAGAGACAGGCCAGCAGCACCACGACGGCGATGCGGTTGATGATGGGGTTGGTGAGCATCATGCGAGCGCCTTGCGGACGCGATAGCGGGACAGGTTGAGGCGGGTGGCGATCTGCTGCTGGCTGAGGCCGGTGCGGCGCAGGACACGCACGCGGCGATCATCTGAAGCGGTCAGCCAATCGATTACGGCGACCAGAAGCATCAGCGGAATCAGCAGCTTCCAGATCACCAGGAGAGTGGTGGTGAGCATGGTGGTGAAGTGGTGGGTGCCGGGCCAACCGGCGGTGCAGGCTTATTCAGGCCCTGTTGCGCTCGGGTTTTTCGACCTCGTGTGCGCCGTTCGGTCGGGAGGCTCCTCTTGGCTTGCGCCGGGGTGCTTCCGTCCGCCCCATGCAGTAATGATTGCACACCGTCGGCGGCGCATCGTTGCGGATGTGACAGTTCTTCACATTTGCCCCAGTCGGCGGATCCGGTACAGCCCGCCGCCGCTGCGGTACTCGATCAGACCCGCCTCCCATAGGCGGGCGATGCGCCGGCTAACGGTGGGTTGGCTGCAGCACCAGTGGCGGCGCAGCACCTCCGTCTCGATGTGGCAGGGCCGCTTCGGCAGCAGCTGTTCCAGGTCGAGCCAGTCGAGGAGGGTGTCGGCAGGCACGCGGTGGCGGAGCGCCAGCAGTTCGGTGGTGGTCAGCATCGTTATTGCTGCCGCGCGCGCGGCTTCGGCCCCACCTGCTCCACCTCCACGTGGCTCAGCGTCAGCGTCACCGGCACCCGCAGCACCGGCTTGCTCGCGTGCCCAGAGCACCAGCCCACCGCATACCGGCTCACCTCCGCCTCGGCCGTGAACCATGCGTGGCCGCAGTCCAGGCACACACGCCGGCGCACCGTCTGGTCGGCAGGCTTGCTGTTCGTCACCGCTGCCCGGTGGCGGGGGCAGCTGCACTTCGGGCAGTTCATGGGCACCATGGGGCAGTCCGCCCCAGAAAAATGGATTTCGGTCAGTGGCTGGCGGTTGAGATCCCGCCAGAAAAACAGTTTCAGATCGAAAAGCAGTGCCGCGATCTCGAGCGGCACCCGCAAATCGGCCGGCTAGCCGCTCAGCTCCTCCGCCAGTGCTACCACCAGCAGGAGATGCTCCAGGCCGCGGTCAATGAGATCGCGCGGCTGGAGCTCGAGCTCATGTGATCAGAACAGGTCGTAGGCCTCAGTGATCTCGCTCACCACCCCACCAGTCGCCTGCGCAAGGCTGGCTGCAGCAGCTGGCGCCACCGCAGCCTCCTCGATCGCCTTCTGCACCTTGTAGTCGGGCTTGGCCACGATGCTGAGGTACTTCACCCCGCTGCTCGCGGTCTTCGCCCATCCGCTCAGCCGCACCGGGATCTCCTGCCGATCCCCTTGGGGCTGGGCATTCATCAGGTACTGCGCCAGCGCATAGGCCTGGTCGGCGGGCACGTTCAGCACGCCATCGAACTCGGGGTAGTTCTTGCCGGCCTCGTAGCGGTCGCCCATCCGCTTCTGCCAGTCGGCAGCGGATTGCTTGAACAGTGCACCATTCACAGAGAAGCTCATCGATTGGGTTGCGAGGGATTGTTTGGCAGGCCGCGCAGGTTGCGCTGTTCGTAGGCCACGACCTCATCCACGGGGTAGAGGACGCGGCCGCCGATCTTCACGAAGCGCGGCCCTCGGTTCTGGCTGCTGCGCCAGTTGTCGAGCGTGCTGAGCGAGACGATATTGCGCCATCGAGCAGCCAGCTCGCGCGGGGTCAGATACTCAGAAGATGTCATCGTTCGGATCCTCTCCCACGGGCTCAGCGGCCACGGTCGGCTTCGGTTGCTTGATCTTGGCGTTCAGGTCTTCCAGCGTTGCCTTGGGCAGTTCAGGCTCGGCCGCGCGCACCGTCACCGGCTGCACGTCCACCACCTCCTCCTCGGTCTGGATGCCCACCAGCAGCTCGGGGATGTAGAGCCGGCCCCAGAATGCCGCGGCCCGGTAGCGAATCATCAGGTCGGGCATGGTCTGCCACTTGCTGCCGCTCTTGGTAGACCACCCTTCCTTCTTCGCCATCGCCATGCTCACCACCGGCCCTTTCAGGTCGGCGCCGCTGGCCAGCTCGGTGGCCACGCAGTAGCAGGCCAGGCTGTCGCCGGTGCCGCTGATCTCGTAGCGCAGCGGGCTGAAGCGGCCGCAGCCGTTGATCAGGCCGATGATGAACTGGCTGCTCCAGCTGGGGCGGCCGTGGATGATGTGGAGGTTCTGCATCACCTGGAACGGGCTCATCCGCATCCGGCTGGCGATCTCCAGCGCCACCAGGCAATTCGCGAAGCCGTTCTGCCCCTGGAACTGAGGCGGGATGAGCGTCGAGCTGGCCAGCGCCTTCGCGATGCGTTGTGCATCCTCGAATGCCTGGATGCCTGAGAACACCGAGCCGCTCGAGCTGGTGGTCAGTGCTGTGGATTCGGTCATGACTTGAGGGCCATCAGGATGAAGAAGGAACCGGCCGCTGCTGTCGCCAGCGATGCGTCGGTCAGGTGTGAGATGAAGATCGCGCCGCACCACGTGGTGATCGCAATCAGGATGAGGTTGGCGAGCTGGTCCATCAGAACGTCTCAATCTGCTCGGCCGGTGCCACGGGCACGCTGCCATCGGGGCGCGGGCGCATCCACGCCGGCAGGCTGATCGTCTCGATCTGGTCGCTGTAGGCCGGCCAGTAGTCGGCATCGCGGCACTCGGCCAGCAACAGCATGTCTCGCGCAGCAATCACCTGCCCGGCTGCCACCATCTCCGCATCGGCGGCGTAGACGGCCACGGCGTGGGGCGGGCGCTTTTCAACTACGCAAAAGACAAACTGATCAGGCCGGCGGCCTGTCGCGCGCTCAACCCCTGTCAAATAATGCGCCGCCTGCACGTGGTAGCGGTATGCAGCGATGCTCTTGCTAAACCCCGCCGGGCTCGCATCCTCGGTGGTCTTGAGATCCACGATCAGGCTGCCGTCATCGAGCAGCCAGTCGGGCCGACACTTGCACTCGAGCCCCGTGGCCTCATCGGTCCACATGTGCGTGGTCTCAGCCTTGCCCGGCTGCCCGAGCAGGTAGGCCGCAGCCGGGTGGCCATGCACCGCGCGGCCCATCGCCATCACCAGGTCGGCGTCGGTACGGCTGATCACCGTACGGCCCGCGCTTTCGGCCTCGAATGCTGCCCACAATTCCTTCCCCGCCTTGGTGCGGCGATCGATGCCCTCCGGCGCCGCGATGTAGCGCGCATCCCACTCGGGCAGCTCGAGGATGTGGGTATGCACCGCGGTGCCCAGCAGCATGGCCGCGGTCGGCTCGGGCTCCACGCGGTTCGGGTCCACGTACCGCGCCCAATAGTGCAACGGACTGCGCGCCACCAGGTCAAGGTGGCTCTTGCTGACCACGCTGGTCAGCGCGTGGTACTCGGCGTTGTCCATAGGCAGCTGTTCATCACGGCTCCCTGAACTTACCACAACATCCCGACTGTTCATCCCTTCCCCCAGTTGTTCCAAGTATTTCCTGCCCTGCCGGCTAGCATCGGGCCGCCCACCTTGGTATTGCTTCCCGGCAGCTCAGGTCAAGTCCTATGAGTCTCACGCTTCGCGACTATCAATCCCGCGCAATACACGATCTACGCACGGCTTACCGCTCAGGCGCACGCGCGCCGTTGCTGGTGCTGCCCACTGGCGGTGGCAAGACCATCGTGTTCGCCGCCATTACTGCTGGCGCTGTTGAGCGTGGTCGTCGCGTGCTGATCCTCGTTCACCGGCGCGAGCTGATCCGTCAGGCCAGCGCGAAGCTCACCTGGGCCGGCGTCGAGCATGGCGTCATCGCCGCCGGCTTCGAGCCGTCGGATCACCCGGTACAAGTCGCGTCGGTGCAGACACTCGCCCGCCGCCTCAAGCTGCAGACCTGGCAGCCCGATGTCATCGTTGTTGACGAAGCGCACCACGCCGTCGCCGGCACGTGGTCGCAGATCCTCGACCACTGGCCCAATGCCCTTCGCCTTGGCGTCACCGCTACCCCGGTGCGCCGTGACGGCCGCGGCCTTGGTGCAATGTTTGATCGCCTTGTGCTCGGTCCCTCGATGCAGGATCTGGCTGCACAAGGCTTCCTCACAAGGGCGCGAATCTACGCACCCCAAATCAGATTCCAAGAGGCGAATCTGCGAGTCCGATCAGGCGATTACGCGCCAGAGCAAGCCGCAGCCGAGCTGGACAAACCATCCATCACCGGCGACGCGATTGAGCATTATCAACGCCTTGGCCGCGGCTGCGGCGCCATCGCCTTCTGCTGCACCACCGCGCACGCTGAGCACGTCGCCGCACAATTCCGAGCCAGCGGCATCACGTCGCAGACCGTACTTGGTACTACTTCCGTTCAGGATCGTGAACTTGCGATCAACAATCTCGCTACTGGCGCGTTACAGGTTCTCGTCTCGGTGGACGTGATCTCAGAAGGCACCGACGTGCCATCCGTCGGGTGCGCCATCCTGCTGCGTCCCACCCACTCGGAGGGGCTCTACCTGCAGCAGGTCGGCCGCGTGCTGCGGCCCGCACCCGGCAAGGATCACGCGCTGATCCTCGATCACGTCGGCAACGTCCACCGCCATGGCTTCCCGGACGATGTACGGACATGGTCGCTGGATGATGCCCGGCGCCGCACCAGCAAGGGCGGCCCGCCGGCTCCAGCAGTGCGCACCTGCGAGAGCTGCTTCGCTGCGTTCAAGCCGCAACCCGTGTGCCCGTGCTGTGGTGCCGAGTGCGCAGCACCAGCCCGAGAGATCAGGCAGACCGACGGCGAGCTGCAGGAGCTCAAGCGCGAGGCAGTGTCCCGTGCCAGGCGCCGTGATCAGGGGCAGGCGCGCACCCTGCAGCAGCTGATCCACCTCGGCCAAGCCCGCGGGATGCGCAACCCAGTCGCATGGGCCAGGCACGTCTACTTTGCCCGGCAGCAGCGCGCATGATCGTGGCCAACGCCGAAACCGACCTGCAGCAGCGCATCAGGCTCGCGCTCGGCACACGGCCCGACGTGAGGCTCTACAGAAACCAGTGCGGGGCTTTGCCCGACCCCCGCACCGGCCGGCTGGTCACCTTCGGCCTGGCACGCGGTTCCGCTGATCTGATCGGCTGGCGCACCATCGTGGTCACCCCCGACATGGTGGGCACCACCCTGGCCGTGTTCACGTCCATCGAGATCAAGACCCCCACGGGCCGCCTCACGCCGCAGCAGCGCAGCTGGCGCGATGCCGTCCACCTCGCCGGTGGCATCGCCGGCGTTGCCCGATCAGTGGGTGACGCTCTGGAAATCGTCACAGCCACCTGCCAACCTCGCTAACCTTCGCCCAACATCTGCAGCGCATGAGCCACATGAATGACTCTCCTCGATCAGCTCGCTGCACTCCCTGACACCTGGGCGCTCGTCGCCGTCGGTCACGACAAGCGCCCCTACCAGCCCGAATGGCAGAAGCACCCCATCAGCCGCGCCGATCTCACAGCTGAGATCCAGGCCGGCCGCGCCGTCGCGATCGGTGTCATCGCCGGCCCGCAGTCCGGTGGCCTCCTGTTTGTCGATCACGACGGCCTCGGTGCTTCCGAGGTGCTCGAGCAGCTCGGCGCACCACTGCGCGATCTCCCCAAGTCCTGGGCCGTCACCTCCGGCCGTGACGGGCGCCTCCAGATCATCTACCAGGTGCCCGAACCCTTCTGGACCACCATCAAGACCACCAAGCTGCGATCCTCCATCAAGGGCGAGCAGCTCGAACTTCGCTGGGCTGGCTGCCAGTCGGTCGTCGCAGGCGCTCACCCCATCACAGGCGCCTACCGCTGGCTCAAAGGCCGCGGCCCCGGCAGCCTCCCACTAGCCGAGGCGCCATCGCTGCTGCTCCAGCAGATGCAGCGCCAGCAGCCTGAGCCTGCACCCCTGCTGCGCCTTCCAGACACCGACGTCACCCGCGCACGGGATTACCTCGCGTCGATCCCATCTGCCGAGGCCGACGACTACGACCGCTGGGTTCAGGTCGGCATGGCACTCCACAGCGTCGGCCATGACAGCCTGCTGGCCGACTGGATCGAATGGTCAGCCATCTCAGGCAAGTTCGAGCCTGGTGCCTGCGAAGCCAAGTGGGCCACCTTCAACGGCCACGGCGTCACACTCGGCACCCTCGCCCATCTCGCCGGTCATCAGAAGGCCTCACGGCCTACCCCAGCGCCGCCCAAGCGACAGGCCGCGCAGGCGGATCCCACCGTCACCCCGTCGCAGGGAAAGCTTCTCAAGCTCGAGTCCAACGAGCTGCTCCAGCTCCTGCGCCAGCAGATGGCCGATCGCCTGCGCTGGAACACCTTCACCCAAGCCATTGAGCTCGACCAGAAGCCGATCGAGCACATCGAGCACTTCTACCTCAAGCTCGCTCAGGATGGCGTCAAGGTCACCAAGGAGCTCGCCGCCGACGCTGTGCACGTCGTCGCCGTCGAGAACCCCTACGACCCCGTGCGCGAATACCTCGAGCACGTCGCAGACAACGTGCCACCCGTGCCGATCGACCACCTCGCCACCGCATACCTGCGCCCCGGCGATCAGCCCGGCAGCCTCTACGACGCGATGCTCAAGGCCACCCTGATCGCTGCCGTCCGTCGCATCTTCGAACCCGGCTGCAAGCACGATTCAGCCTGCGTCCTGATGGGACCGCAGGGCTGCGGCAAGTCCACCTTCTGGCGCAACCTCGGCGGCCTCTGGTTCTCCGATGCCCTGCGCGACATCGGCTCGAAGGATGACCTGATGGTGCTCCACCGCTCCTGGCTGATGGAGTGGGCCGAGCTCGACCACATCACCGGCCGCAAGCACGCCGGTCAGGTGAAGGCGTTCCTCACCCAGCAGACCGACATGTTCCGCGCGCCCTACCAGCGCACCACCGAGTCGTTCCCACGCCGCTCCATCATCGTCGGCAGCACCAACCGGGACACCGGCTTCCTGGTCGACGACACCGGCAACCGCCGCTTCTGGGTCATCCCCGTGACCACCGCGCCGCACATCCCCGTTGATGGCCTGCTGCTGGAGCGCGACGCGATCTGGTCCGCAGCTGTCGCCGCCTACAAGGCCGGCGAGCCCAACCACCTCGGCGCCCAGCACTCCCAGCAGGTGGATCAGGAGAACCAGTCCTACCTGGTGGACAGCCCGTGGAAGGCGGCTATCCAGGAGTGGCTCGGCGCCCCGCGCAATGCCGGCCGACCCATCACCAGCGAGCTGCTGCTGACCGAGGCGATCAGCAAGCCGGTCGAGCGCCAAGGCCGCGCGGACCAGATGCAGGTTGCGTCCATCATGAGAGACCTGGGATACGAAAAGAAGCGCGCATGGTTGGAAGGTCGGAACAAATGGGTGTTTGTCCAACCTCCCGGATGAGGTTGGAAGGCAAAAATCCCTGTTACTTCAAGGGGTCTCCTATCCTCTCTAACCTTCTAACCTTAGTAGTATTCTATAGAATAGAGAGAGGGTGCAGGGAAAAAGGAGCTATAGGGGCAACGTTGGCGTGGTTGGAAGGTTGACAGGAGCCCTTACCGCCATTTCGATCGACCACCAGCGGCTCCCGCCCTACCCTTGGCGCATGGCCACCGTCCGCATCGACCTCGACTCAGGAGCCCTTCAGAGGCTCGACAGCCGCGTTCGGCTGCTCACAGACCAGAACCTGCGCTTCGCCGCCGCCAAGGCGCTCACAGGCGCCGCTCAGGCTGCACAGGCTGCGCTGAAGCAGGCCACCCCCCGCTACATCGACCAGCCCACCCGCTGGACGCTCAACGGCACCTACGTGCGCTTCGCCAAGGCCAACGACCTCACCGCCGAGGTGGGCTTCAAGTCCAATGCCCAAGGCCGCGGCAACCCCGCTGGCCGCTACCTCCAGCCGATCGTCAAGGGCACCACCCCCCAGCTCAAGGCCGCTGACCTCGCCGCCACCAAGATCGCCCGCGAGGCACGCGGCGCCGTGCTGGTGCCAGCCAAGGGCTCGGGCCTGCTGAACAGCGCCGGCAACGTGCCGCTCAGCAAGTACGCCACCATCCTCAGCGGCGCACGCCAGGGCGGCGGGCAATACTTCATCGGCCCGGTCAAGCGGGGCAGCAGCGTCAAGGCCGTGTTCGAGCGAAAGGAGGGCTTCCTCGGCCGTACCTCCACGCTGGAGAGCACCACGCGCCGGCTGTTCACCATCGACCCCAACCCGAAGCAGAGGCGCCAGCAGTTCCCCGTGCCTCAGGTGCTGCGCCAGGGCTTCGAGCAGGCCTGGCCTGCCCAGGTGCGGGCCTCAGTGCAGGCCGAGCTGGTCAGGCGCCTGGGGGGCCGGTGAGCCCCCCCCTGCCCCCCCCTGCGGGTCGCGGGTCCTTCCCCCGCCCCTGGCCGCGGGTGTTTCGCGACCCCGCGCTACGGCTAGCGTCAGGTCTCACGGGTCTTAAACGGTAATTTCCGGTAAGTTGACACCCATAGACCTCCTCACGTGTTTGATAGTTCAATACTTCACTAACATTTAGACCGAACAAGAGGCTGCAACAGCTTGCTAGTCACCTTCAGCGAGTTCGCAGCGATCAAGGGCTGCGCGAAGGGAACCGTAACGGCGGCGAGCAAGTCACGCATTGCAGCGGCGGTGGTCGAGAAGGATGGCAAGCGATGGCTGGACCGGGACCAGGCGCTCGAGCTGTGGAACCGGAACACGAAGGCCACGCATAACGCGAAGGTGAGCCACGCCGACCCGATCGAGGCGCGCACGCCGGTGGAGCTGAAGCGCGCGATCGAGGCCCTGCCCGATGATGCGATCCCCGAGCTGAATGAGAGCCGGGCACGGCGGGAGCACTACCAGGCCGAGCTCAGCAAGCTGCAGGTGGCGCAGCAGCGTCGCGAGCTGGTGCCAGCCGAGGAGGTAAAGAAGGACGCGTTCCAGGTGGGCCGGAGCATCCGCGAGGCGCTCTCGAACCTGGCCGATCGGCTGAGCCACCAGCTGGCGGGCGAGACCGATCCGGCGGTGATCCACCAGCTGCTGAGCGATGAGCACCGTGATGCGCTGCTGTCGCTGCAGGAGGTGGCGCAGTGACGGTGTGGCGCGATGCGTTCATGGATGGCCTGCGGCCGGAGCCACCGCTGACGGTGAGCGAGTGGGCGGACAAGCACCGGCGGCTGAGCAGCAAGGCAAGCGCTGAGCCGGGGCCATGGCGGACGAATAGGACGCCGTACCTGCGCGAGCCGATGGACTGCCTGAGCACCACCAGCACGGTGCAGCGGGTGGTGATGATGTTTGCGGCGCAGACCGGCAAGACCGAGAGCGGTTCGAACTGGCTGGGCTACGTGATTGCGCACGCGCCGGGGCCGATGCTGCTGGTGCAGCCCACGGTGGAGATGGCGAAGCGGCTGAGCAAACAGCGGCTGGAGAGCCTGGTGACTGAGACGCCGGTGCTGGCGGAGAAGATCGCACCGAGTCGCTCGAGGGACTCGGGCAACACGATGTTCTCGAAGGAGTTCCCCGGCGGGATGATGCTGCTGACCGGGGCCAACTCGGCGACGGGCCTGCGCTCGACGCCGTGCCGCTACATCTTCTGCGATGAGGTGGATGCTTTCCCGCTGGACGTGGACGGCGAGGGCGATCCGGTGAGCCTGGCTGAGAAGCGGGCGACCACGTTCGCGCGGCGGAAGATCCTGCTCACCAGCACGCCGACCGTGAAGGACTTCAGCCGGATCGAGGCGGAGTTTCAGCGCAGCGATCAGCGGCGCTTCTATGTGCCGTGCCCGAGCTGTGGCGCGATGCAGTGGCTGAAGTGGCCGCAGCTGAAGTGGGAGAAGAACGACCCGGCGACGGCGGCCTATGAGTGCGACCACTGCCATGAGCGCTTCGCCGAGATCCACAAGCCGGCCATGTTGCGCAAGGGCGAGTGGCGCGCGACGGCACCAAGCGATGGCAAGACGGCCGGCTTCCAGCTGTCGGGGCTCTACAGCCCGCTGGGCTGGCTGAGCTGGGCCGACATGGTGGACGACTTCCTGAGGGCGAAGGCCGATGCGCCGATGCTGAAGAGCTTCGTCAACACGCGGCTGGCCGAGACGTGGGAGGAGGACTTCGCCAGCAAGGTGAGCGCGGATGCGCTGCTGGAGCGGTGCGAGCCGTATGCGGCGGGCCGACTGCCGGAGGGCGCGCTGGCGGTGACGATCGGCGTGGACGTGCAGGGCGGCGGCGGCAGCGCGGGCGATCGCCTGGCGGTGAGCGTGTGGGCGTGGGGCCGCGAGGAGGAGGGCTGGCTGATCGACCACCAGGAGATCTTTGGCGACCCATGCCGGCCCGAGGTGTGGAAGCAGCTGGACCTGCTGGTGCTGCACGACTGGGAGCACGTGAATGGGGCGAAGCTGCGGGCGGACGTGGTGGCGATCGACTCGGGCGGCCACGCAACGGCGGAGGTGTACCAGTACGCGCGGGAGCGGCAGGCGGTGGGCGTGATCGCGATCAAGGGCCAGAGCCAGCGGGGCAAGCCGCCGATCGGCAAGGCCAGCAAGGTGGACATCAGCGCGCAGGGCCGCACGCTGAAGCGGGGCGCGCAGGTGTTCCCGGTGGGTGGTGACACGGTGAAGACGACGCTGTTCGGAAGGCTGAAGCACAACGAACGCGGGCCGGGCTACCTGCACTTCCATGCGCAGACCGGGAGTGAGTATTTCGAGCAGCTGACGGCAGAGAAGCAGGCGCTGCGGTACGTGAAGGGCTTCCCGGTCCGCGAATGGGTGAAGAAACCAAGCGCGCGGAACGAAGCACTGGACTGTCTGGTCTATGCGTATGCAGCGGTACATCGGCTGTATCAGCGGTACGACCGCAGAACAATTTGGGATCAGCTGGAGAAGCGTCTGGAGAAACCGGATGCCGGGGCACGCAAGCCGCGCCTAAGATCGGAGAAAGCCGCGGCGTCGGCATTCGTCCGCAACTGGTGAAGCCGTGAACATCCCTGCGCAGATCAGAGCCGGTGACACGGTGAAGTGGCGGGACGTTGCGGGCCGCGACAACCTTGGGAACGCGATCGACAGCGGCGGTGGCTGGACGCTGCACTACTACCTGCGCACCAACACCGCGAGCGAAGGCGCCACGGTGACCGGCACGGCCTATGGCACTGGGTGGGAGTTCACCATCTCGCAGGCGACCAGCGCGGCGTTTGATGCAGGCACATGGTTCTGGCAGGCCGAGGCGCGCAAGAGCGGTGTGCATGTGACGCTTGGCGCCGGGCAGCTCGATGTGCTGCCTGCGCTGAGCTACACGGGCACACCTGGCGCGTTCGACGGCCGGAGCCAGGCGCAGAAGGATCTCGAAGCAGTGCAGGGTGCGATCCGCGCGATGGTCGCGGGTGGCGCGGTGGCTGAGTACACGATCGGCAACCGGCGGCTCAAGAAGATGGAGCTGTCTGACCTGCTGGCGCTGGAATCTAGTCTGAAGGCAAGCGTGAAGCGCGAACAGGCCGCGCAGCTGCAGGCCAATGGCCTCGGCAATCCTCACAACCTCTACGTGCGCTTCTGATGGGCATCCGATCCTCGATCCTCGGCTGGCTGCAACGCGGCGCCCCCGAGGCCACGCCTGCACCACTGCGGCGGATGTACCAAGGCGCGATGGTGAGCCGACTCACCAGCGACTGGGTGACGGCCCGCACCAGCGCCGACGCTGAGATCAAGGGCAGCCTGCCGCGGCTGCGGAACCGCTCGCGCCAGCTGGTGCGCGACAACGACTACGCGCGGCAGGCGATCCGCGCTGTGAAAAACAACGTGATCGGCACCGGCATCAAGATGCAGGCGCAGGTGCGGATGGTGCGCGGCGGCGGGCGGCTGGATGCGCAGGTCAATGACGCGATCGAGAGCGCTTGGAAGGTCTGGAGCAAGAAACAGCACTGCCACACCGGCGGCCGGCTGAGTTGGCACGACTTGGAGCGGCTGGTGATCGGCGCGATGGCCGAGTCGGGTGAGGTGTTCATCCGCAAGGTGCGGCAGCCGTTTGGCGGCGGCAAGGTGCCGTTTGCGCTTGAGGTGATCGAGTCAGATCTGCTCGATGACACCTACACGGGCAAGAGCACGATCGACGGCAATGAGTGGCGCATGGGCGTCGAGTGCGACCGCTGGGGCCGGCCGGTGCAGTATGCGTTCCTCAAGAAGCACCCCGGCGATGCGCCGTTCCAGGGTCAACCCGGCCCGCGGCACCAGCTGATCCCGGCTTCGGAGATCATCCACCTCTACCTAATGGACCGGCCGGGCCAGACCCGTGGCGTGCCGTGGCTGGCAACTGCGATCCAGCGGCTGCACCACCTGCAGGGCTACGAGGAGGCGGAGGTAATCCGCGCGCGGGCCTCGAGCGCGCTCATGGGCTTCATCGAGAGCCCCGAGGGCGAGCTGTTGGGCGATGAAGTGGTGGACGGCGAGCGGGTCTCGAACTTCGAGCCCGGCGTGTTCAAGTATCTGGCGCCTGGCGAGAAGGTGACGGTGCCATCGCTTGATGCACCGGATGGGCAGTTCGAGCCGTTCCTGCGGGCGATGCTGCGGGCGATGGCGGCGGGCTTGGGCTGCTCCTACGAGAGCGTGAGCCGCGACTTCAGCCAGACGAACTACAGCAGCAGCCGGCTGAGTCTGCTCGAGGATCGCGACCACTGGCGCGCGCTGCAGCAGTACCTGATCGAGAACTTTCACCAGCTGGTCTTCGAGGCTTGGCTGGAGATGGCGGTGCTCAGCGGTGCGCTGGGGCTGCCGTTCTACGAGACCGACCCCGAGCGCTACCGCGCGATCCGCTGGATGCCACGCGGTTGGGCATGGGTGGATCCGGCCAAAGAAGTGCAGGCCTACAAGGACGCGGTGCGCTGCGGCTTCAAGACGCTGGGCGAGGTGGTGGCCGAGCAGGGCGGCGACCTCGAGGAGCTGATGGTGGCCAGGGCCGCCGAGCTGCAGCTGGCTGACGAGCTCGATCTGACGTTTGACACCGACCCTCACGAGGTGAACGCGGCTGGCACGCAGCAGGCCGGCGACGTGGCGGAGGATCAGGCCGAGGAGATGGACCCGGCCAGTGACTCGGACGCAGGCGACGATAATGGGGAAGATGACACTGAGGACACCGATGGACCTATCGCGTGATCTCGAAGGGCAGCTCCTGAAGCGCGCCGAGGTAGCTGACTTTCAGGTCGGCGAAGACGAGCGCACCATTGAGTTCCCCTTCAGTTCCGAATTCCCCGTGGCCCGCTACTTCGGCAACGAAGTGCTGAGCCACGATCGCGAGGCTGCCGACCTGGCACGCCTCAACGATTCCGCGCCGCTGCTGTTCAACCACGACCCCAACAAGGTGGTGGGTGTAGTCGAGCGCGCGTGGATTGATGGCAAGAAAAAGCGCGGCTACGTCAGCGTGCGCTTCAGCCGTAATAGCTTCGCTCAGGAAGTGCTGGCTGATGTCAAAGACGGCGTGCTGCGAAACGTGAGCTTCGGCTACCAGATAGAAGACATGGAGCAGCGCGGCACTGGCGACTTCGTGGCGACTCGCTGGAGTCCCTACGAAGTGAGCGTGGTTAGCATACCTGCAGACCCAACGGTCGGCGTCGGGCGTGCTCTCGACGCTCAACCTGCGGCCCCCGCCGCATCTCCAACCCCCCAACCAGAACCTGAGGTTCCGATGGACAACACCCCTGACATCTCAGCGGTGCGGGCTGAAGCGGCTGCCGAGGCTGCGAAGGCTGAGCGCGCTCGCATTGCCGGCATCTCTGCCCTGACTGAGAAGCACAACATGGCCGACCTCGGCCGCCAGCTGATCGAAGGCGGCCGCAGCCTCGATGAGGCCCGCGCTGCCGTGCTCGACAAGCTGGGCATCAAGCCCGTCGAGACCGTGGCCCCTGTTGAGATGGCCTCTCAGGAGCGCGCCTCCTACAGCATCACCGCCGGCATCCGCGCGATGCTGACCGGCGACTGGTCCAGCCGCGAGGCAGGCCTGGTGCGTGACCTCTCCCGCGAAGTGGAGAAGTCCGGCGTGGCCAAGAGTGCTGAGCGCTCTTT